ATTAAAGGGTTAGGAAAATGAAAAAAAAATATTATATATTTAAAATAAAATTCTATTTAAAAATATTAAAATGGTATAAGGATTATTATAAAAATAAATATGATGCTAGAGATAATAATGGTTGTAAAGGTACTCTCTTAACAGAAGATGTAAATTTAAAAACAGGTGAAGTAGATTATTATATGAAAAAACTTTTTGTAACACAATCCTGGACTAATGATACACATTATACTATTGATAACCAAGAATTTTGGAGAGAAAGATTTATTAAAAATATTGTATTAAATAAAGTATGGTATCAAGAAGCTTTAAAATATATTGATATTCCACCTGTAACAATTTGTATTGATGGTTGTCCTATTAATGATACACAACCTGAAAATTATTTAGTTAAAGAATTTGATACTTATGCATAAAGAACTAATAATTCCTATATATGATTGTTTAATTAGTATTCAAGTTACTAATGATATGAATCTTGCAGTAAAACATCTTACAGATACTTATGGTATTACTGAAGATGAAGATTTAACAAATATGGGAGGATTCTGTAATTCAGATAATTCACCTATAATAGATAGACAAGTATATTATTTAGTAGTAGGTTATACTTTAGATAAGAAAGAATACTGGGCTACTATTGCTCATGAAACAATGCATTTAATACAAGAGGTATTAGAATCTAGAGATATTTATTATCTTAGAAAACAACCTAATGAACCATATGCATATATGTATGGTTACTTTATATCAGAAAACTTTGAGTTCTTTGAACAAGCATATTCTAAATTTAAAAGAATTAAAATAAAATGATTAAAATAATAGATTTAGTAGATAGTAAAATTATAGTAGCTCCAGAGTGTTTAGTTATAGAACCATTTAAATCTATTTGGGAGAAAGATAAATCTAAAGATAAGACTCATGCATTTAATATGATTAAATATACTTGGTATTATTCTTCATTTAAATCACCTTTCTTTCAACACAATAATGCAGATAGGTCTAAGTTAATATTAAGTCATATTATTAAAGATGATAAGTTTAAATTAACTAAAGAGTTAGAAGAATGTATTAAGATTTATGAAACTATTAATACTACTCCTGCAATGAAGTTATTTAGAGCAGTACAAGAATCCATTAATAAGATGGAAGAGTTCTTTAAGACTGTAGAATATGATGAAGATAATATTAAAAAAGTAACAGATACTATTATTGCTATGCCTAAAGTACAGGAAGCTATTCAAGCAGCATTAAATAACTGTAACAAAGAACAAGCTTCTGGGGACACTGTCCGTGGCCAGGCAACATTGGGTTTATTTGAAGGATAATTATGATTTGGTTAATAAAAAAGATTAGAAATAAATTAGTAATGATGCAGAAGTATCAGTATGCAGGATATTTACTTGATTTAGAACATAAATTAAAAAGAAAATCTAAATATCAAGGTTTTCCAAATACTTTAAATAAATAATATGACAGCAGAACAATTTACATATTGGTTACAAGGATTTATGGAAATATTAGATCCTACAATGATTCATGAAAAAGAAACTCAGATAATTAAAGATCATCTTAAATTAGTATTTACTAAAATAACACCTAGTTATCCTTATATACCACAAGATAGTACAATTCAACCTTTTGATTTTAATCCAACTCCTATGTGGTACACTAATCCTATAAATCCTATTCCTGGAACAATATGTTAGCAGATAATAAATATATAGTCTGTGTAGATTACTTTCAGAAGACTAAAGAGTTTAGTTATTTAGCTGAACAATATAATAAAACAGGAATGTATACTAATGCTATTCCTGGTACTATAGAGTACTTAGAATTTTGGCAAGATGTTAGGGATATTTGTATTAATGGATTTACTAATTCTTGTGGTCAAACTATTACAGGTCAACATTTCTTTTATCTTAACTTCTGTCCAATATTAGGTCTTAATGAAAAGACTGGAAAGAAATCTAAAATCTTTCCTAGGTTTATAGATTTAGATTATGAGTTCTTCCACATGGTAGAATATTGTAGACTACATCAAAAATCTTTAGTTGCAGTTAAAGGTAGACGTCAAGGATGGTCTTACAAAGCTGCAGCAATATGTACACATGAGTTCTATTTTTACCCAGATAGTAAAGCAGTAATAGGAGCATTTTTTAGTTCATTTAGTCAGAATACCATGAACATGGTTGTAGATAATTCTAACTTTATTAATACTAATACTGAGTTTAGAAAACAACGTAATCCTGATCTTAAAGATTTTATTAAAGCTAGATACCAAGCTACTGTAAGTGGTGTTAAAGTTTGGAAAGGATTTAACTCTGAAGTTAGAGCAATATCGTTTAAAGATAATCCTACTGCTGCAGTTGGTTTAAGTGCTTCCTGGTTAATCTTAGATGAGGCAGGTGTATTTAACAATATTACAGATACTTATGGATATACTGAACCACTTATTAAAGATGGTTCTACATATACAGGAGTAGCATTAATATTTGGATCTTCTGGAGATATGGATTCAGGTAGTAAGTATTTCTATGAGATGTTTACTAATCCTGAAAAGTATAACATGTTAGATTTTGAAGATCCATTTAACCCTAATGGTAGAATAGGATTCTTTAGTTCTGCTACAAAAGGTAGGTTAGGTTTATGTCTTAATCCAGATTCTAAATGGTATAGAAAACATATGGTGGATGAAGATGGTAATTCTAATTATGAAGCTGCACAAGATGATATTGATTTCTTAAGATCTAAAGCTAAACATGGTTTAGATCCTAAAGCAATTCATAATATTACTACTCAATTCCCATGTACTTGGAAAGAAGCATTCTTAAGAAATAAAGGTAATGTATTTGGTTCTCCAGAAATGTTAGAATGGTTAGGTCATTTGGAAAATACTCCTAGTCTTAGAGGTCAAGCTCAAAAGGGAGAATTATTTTTTGATGAAGGAACTGTTAAATGGAGGCCTAGTAATGAATTAAATTATATTACAGATTTTCCATTAAGAAAAGATCCTAAATCTGGAGAATCATTTTCAACAGATAGTTGTGTAGTAATCTGGGAACATCCTGAGAAACAAGATAATGGAGAAATACCTAACTACTTATACATTGCAGGATGTGACCCTTATGATCAAGATAAGTCAGAATCTGGTTCCTTAGGTTCATTTTTTGTATATAAAAGATTTTATAGAGCAGATAGAACTCATGATATTATAGTTGCTGAATATACTTCTAGACCAGATACTGCAGAACAATTCTATGAAAACTGTAGAAAGTTATGTATATATTATAACTCTAAAGTATTGTATGAGAATCAGTTAAAAGGTTTAAAAGTATACTTTGAGCAAAAGAATGCATTACAATATATGTGTGAACAACCAGGTATTATTAGAGATATTGTTAAAGACTCTAGAGTACAACGAGGATATGGTATTCACATGAATAGAGGAACTAATGGTTCAAGTGGTATTAAAGATCAATGTGAGTTATATCTTAAGAAGTGGTTATATGAAGAAGTTAGTGGTGAAACTGAAGGTACTAAAGTATGTAGGTTTCAAACTATTAAATCAATACCATTACTTAAAGAATTAATAGCTTATGATAGAGATATTAATACAGATAGAGTTATAGCAGTAATGCTATGCGTATTACAAACATACGAATTACACAGAATACACGTAGAAGAGCTATTAGACATGAAAACAACGTCTGGTGATTTCTTAGAAAGAATATACCAAAAAAACCTTATATTTAACAGGAGGAATTCTCAATCCCAATTTAATCCAAGCAGAAACTAATGAGTCAAGATATATATGCCAATTTAGGTGGTCAAAATTTACCTCAACAAAAATTACCTATGTCCCAAAAGGATAAAGAATGGGGTAAATCTTGTATTAATTATTATTCAAATTATAGATATACTAATGGTAGTAACTTAAGATCTGATAGATTTAGAAAGTTAATTAACTATGATTTATATAATGGTAAAGTAAACCATAAAGATATTGAAACTATTTGTGATCCATTAGGAGTTAATACTTCTAATACATTCTCAGCTAGATTTCAACATTATGATATAGTGTCAGAACCTATTAGATTACTAATTGGTGAAGAAACTAAAAGACCTGATAATCATATTGTAATATCAGAATCTCCAGAAGATATTAATCGTAAAACAGCAGGAGTTAAACAAAGAATATTTGAAGCTTTACAACAAGGTTTAGCTTATCAAATAGATCCTAATGCTGATCCTAATAATCCACCTCCACCACCAGAAGAGATAGTTAAGCAAGAAAAGTATACTCCTTCAGATATGATTGAATCTAAAGCAAATAAGATTCTTAAAGTATTGAAGAAAAAAGTTAATACTAGATTGTTATTTAGTCAAGGTTGGAAAGATGCATTAATTGCAGGAGAAGAAGTTTATTGGGTAGGTATTGAGAATGGTGAAGTAACTATGCGTAGAGTTAACCCAGTTAACTTAACAGTTATTTTAGATGGTGATACAACTTTTATTGATGATGCTATTGCAGTAGTTGAAGAAAGAATGTTAGCTATTAATACTATCTTAGATGAGTATGGTGATATTCTTTCTAAAGATGATATTGACAAATTAGAAAACTATACTAGAGGAACCTTTGGTTCTTTTAATACTGCAGGTGGATTTGAACCTCAGTTTGATGTTGTTAATGGTCAGAATGCTTTTGCAGGAATTACTCCCACTAATG